GGCGAGCATGCTCGACTCGATCAAGGCCGAGCTTGAGAACAGCGAGCCGCTCCTCGCAGACTTCCCCGAGGTCTGCTTCCCGATCCGCCGCCTCGAGGGAATCCATCAGCGGGCGGCGGGCCAGCTCCACAACGGGAGGCAGACGCACATCGGTTGGACGGCACGGGAGATCGTGCTTCCCTCGATCAACGGATCACGCGGGTCGGGCGCGATCATCCGCGTCGCGGGGATCACCGGGCGGGTGCGCGGGATGAAGTACAAGCGCCCGGACGGCGCTGCGGTGCGCCCCTCGCTCGTCCTGATCGACGATCCGCAGACCGACGAGTCGGCGCGGAGCCCATCGCAGTGCGAGACTCGCGAACGCATCCTCTCGGGCGCGATCCTCGGGCTTGCAGGGCCGGGCAAGAAGATCGCGGGACTGATGACGCTGACCGTCGTGCGGCCCGAAGACCTGGCCGATCGCCTGCTCGACCGCGACAAGCATCCGCAGTGGCAGGGCGAGCGGACGAAGATGATCTACTCGTTCCCGACCAACGAGGCGCTGTGGGCGCGCTACGCGGAGCTTCGCGCGACGGGTCTTCGCGCGGACGCGGGACTTGCCTCAGCGACGGCGTTCTACCGGGACAACCAGTCCGCGATGGACGAAGGCGCGAACGTCGCATGGACGGAACGCTTCAACCATGACGAGGCCTCCGCCGTCCAGCACGCGATGAACCTCCGGCTCCAGGGTGAGCAGGCGTTCTGGGCCGAGTACCAGAACGCGCCGCTGCCGGAAGCGAACCTCGTCGACGACGAGCTGCTCACCGCCGACCAGATTGCGGCGAAGGTGAACGGCCAGGCGCGGCGCGAGGTGCCGATTGGCTGCACGCGTCTCACGATGTTCATCGACGTGCAGGGAAAGGCGCTCTTCTGGCTCGTCGCCGCGTGGGAGGACGACTTCACCGGCTACCTGATCGACTACGGCACCGAACCTGATCAGAAGGCGCCCGGTGGATACTTCACGCTGCGCGACGCGAAGCACACCTTGGCCGACGCGTCGTCGCGCGCGGGACTCGAAGGCGCGGTCTACGCGGGACTCGAGCGGCTGATCGAGGCGACGGTCGGGCGCGAGTGGCGTCGCGACGACGGCGCGATGGTGCGCATCGATCGATGCCTGATCGACGCGAACTGGGGCTCGTCGACGGATGTCGTCTACCAGTTCTGCCGCCAGTCGAACCATGCCGGGATCGTGATGCCAAGCCACGGCCGGTACGTCGGCGCGTCGAGCATCCCGTTCAGCGAGTACCGCCGGAAGCGCGGTGATCGCGTGGGCCTCAACTGGCGCGTGCCGACGATCACGGGTCGGCGGTCGGTGCGGCACGTCGTCTTCGACACGAACTTCTGGAAGAGCTTCGTCCACGCGCGGCTCGCGGTCCCGATGGGCGATCCCGGATGCCTCTCGCTCCACGGCCGCTCGCCGGGGACACACCGTCTGATCGCCGACCACATGCTCGCCGAATACCGGGTCAAGACGCAGGGTCGCGGTCGCACCGTCGACGAGTGGAAGCTCCGAGTCGACGGGCTCGACAACCACTGGTTCGACTGCGCGGTCGGCGCGTCGGTCGCAGCCTCGATGGAGGGTGCGGTGCTCTTCGGCACCGGGGAGTCGATGGCTGCCAGCCGTCCTCGCATCAAGCTGTCAGCGCTGCGGAGGGGTCGATGAAGCCGAGCGAGCCGAAGCGGCCTGCGAACGACGATCGCGGCATCCGGTGCCCGGCGTGCGGGTGCGGCCACTGGCGGGTCGTCTACACCCGGCCATCGTCTGGCAGCCGACTCGTTCGTCGCCGCGAGTGCCGTCACTGCGGAAAGCGGATCGTCACCTACGAGCGGGCCGCGTGAGTCGCGGCAGCCTCGGGTGAGGTCCGGATGTCCATATGCGTAACGATCTCGATCCCGCGAGCACTCAAGTGCGCAGCCCGGCTTGCGACGGCATAGCTCCCCCATAGCGGCACATCTCGCCGCCATTTGGAGCCGCCGTGGCCGAGGACCTCGAACAGACCATCCGCGACAACGCCTCCGGCCCCGCCAAGGCGTCCAACGAGACCGGCTCGGTCGAGCAGCACCCGCTGCGCGACCAGATCGAGGCCGATCGCTATCTCGCGTCGAAGGACGCTGCGGCGAATCCGCGCAAGGCGCTGCGCTTCACGAAGCTCGTTCCTCCGGGGGCGTGCTGATGGGCCTCCTGTCAACGATCTTCGGGCGACGCCCGGCAGCGACTACGCCCCGACGCACAGGCAGTCGGCGTCCGGTTCTCCGCGCCGGCTTCGATGCTGCGAAGACCACCGACGACAACCGACGCCACTGGGCCGAGGCCGATCACCTCTCCGCCGACGCCGCAGCGACGCCCGAGATCCGGCGCATCCTCCGTGCCCGCGCCCGCTACGAGGCCGCGAACAACTCCTACGCCAAGGGCATCGTCTCGACGCTCGCCAACGACTGCGTCGGCACCGGGCCGCGCCTTCAGGTCCTCACCGACGACCCCGACGCGAACGCCGCCATCGAGGCGGAGTTCGCTGCATGGGCAAAGGCGGTCGACCTTCCCGGCAAGCTCCGCACGATGCGGATGGCGAAGGCCGTCGACGGCGAGGCCTTCGCGCTTCTGACGACCAACCCCGAGATCGCGAGCGCGGTCCTCCTCGACCTGCGCCTCATCGAGGCCGATCAGGTCGCGACGCCGACCATGCGGCTCGCGTCCTTCCTCGGTGATCGCGACGTCGACGGCATCGAGTTCGACTCCTTCGGGAACCCGACCTTCTACCACGTCCTCCGTGCTCATCCGGGCTCCGCGTTCGGCATCCCATCGCTCGAGTACGACCGCGTGCCCGCTGCGGGCATGCTTCACATCCACCGTGTCGACCGCCCCGGGCAGTCGCGCGGCGTGCCCGAGATCACTCCGGCGCTGCCGCTCTTCGCTCAGCTCCGACGTTTCACGCTCGCGGTGCTCGGAGCTGCCGAGACCGCCGCAGACTTCGCGGGGATCCTCTACACCGACGCACCGGCTGCGGGCGAGGCCGACTCGATCGAGCCGATGGACACGGTCGAGCTTGAGAGCCGCGCCCTCGTCACCATGCCCGCGGGCTGGAAGATGGGCCAGGTCGACGCGAAGCAGCCCTCGACGACTTACGGCGAGTTCAAGCGCGAGATCCTCAACGAGATCGCGCGCTGCCTGAACATGCCGTTCAACGTCGCGGCGGGCAACAGCGCCTCGTACAACTACGCCTCCGGTCGCCTCGACCACCAGACCTACTTCAAGGCGATCCGCGTCGAGCGCAGCGAGTTCGAGTGCCGCGTGCTCGACCGCATCCTGAACGAGTGGCTGCGCGAGGCGACCCGCGCGCTCGGCATTCTTCCCGCCCGTGGGGGGCTGCGCGACGCGATGACCGTGCCACACGCGTGGTTCTGGGATGGCCACGAGCACGTGGATCCCCTGAAGGAAGCCACCGCGCAGTCGACCCGACTCGCATCGCACACGACGACCCTCGCCGCCGAGTACGCCCGTCAGGGACTCGACTGGGAGGACCAGATCCGCCAGCGCGCGAAGGAGATCGAGCTCATGGACGAGCTCGGCCTCATCGCGCCTGCGGTCACCACGAACAACCAGACCGCCGTCATGGAGGACGATGATGCCCCACCGAACACCCCCCAGCGCAACTGAACTCCGCGCCGTGCGGATGAGCGCGCCGATCGAGCGATGGACCGACATCGAGGCCCGAGCGGGCGACAGCGCCGAGGCCAAGTCCCTCCGCCGCTTCGAGATGGTGGCCTACACGGGCACCGCGATGGAGCTTGCGGGCTGGGACGCGCCGGTCGTGATCGACCTGGCTGGACTCGCCATCCGTGGCACCGCGCGGCCGATCCTGAAGGATCACTCGCCGTCGATGATCGTCGGCCACACCGAATCGGTCGGCGTCGAAGCCGGACGGCTTCGCGTTGCGGGTCTCGTCTCCGGTTCCGGCCGCGTCGCGGGCGAGATCGTCGAGTCGAGCAAGAACGGCTTCCCGTGGCAGGCAAGCGTCGGCGCGAAGGCGACTCGCGTCGAGTTCGTGAAGAAGGGCCAGTCCGCCTCGGCGAACGGCCGCATGTTCGAGGGACCGGTGCACGTCGTGCGCGCGTCGACCCTCAGCGAGATCAGTTTCGTGGCCCTCGGCGCGGACGACGACACGTCGGCGCGCGTGGCCGCGATTGCGCCCGCCTCCGGTGGCGATGACAACGAGGACACCATGAGCACCGTCAACGACGACACCACCGACTCGCACGCCATCGCCGATCCGATCGCCGCGATGCGCACGCAAGCAGCAGCCGAGGTCAAGCGGCTCGCGGCGCTTCGAACGATCTGCGCCGGCCACTCCGACATCGAGGCGAAGGCCATCGTCGAGGGCTGGTCGACGGAGAAGGCGGAACTCGCGGTCCTCCGCGCCGCACGCCCCGTGGCCGGTCCCTTCATCAACTCCGGTCGTCCGTCTCCCACCGCGAAGGTGCTCGAAGCTGCCGCCTGCCTTTCGGCCGGCGTCAGCGAGAAGCGTCTCCTCCGCGACTTCGGCGAGCAGACGCTTGATGCCGCGCACTCGATGCGCGCGATCGGCCTCAAGGACCTCGCCGCCAACTGTGCGCGGCTCGAAGGGAAGGACATCCCGCACGTCTTCGGCGACGGCACCGCGACCATCCAGGCGGCGTTCACCACGCTGTCGCTGCCGACGATCCTCGAAGGCACGATGCAGCGGACGATGCTCGAGGCGTACGAAGCCGTGCCGCTCGTCGCATTCGACGTCTGCCGGGTCGGAAGCGTGAAGGACTTCCGCGAGGTGAGCCGCGTGCGACTCCTCGGCGCCGGCCGCTGGGAGCGTGTCGCGCAGGACGGCGAGCTCCAGAACGGCAAGGTCAGCGAGCAGACTTTCAAGAATCAGGCCGAGACGCGTGGTCTCATGATCACGCTCACGCGGCAGGACATCATCAACGACGACCTCGGCGCCTTCCTTGATCTGCCCCGTCAGGTCGGCATGGACGGCGCTGCGACGATCGACGACGAGTTCTTCCGGCTGCTCCTCTCGAATCCTTCGAGCTTCTTCTCGGTCGGCAACAGCAACTTCCTCTCGGGCGCGGACACCGCGTTCGGGGTCGACTCGCTGTCACTCGCACGGGCGACGTTCCAGAAGATCAAGATCGGACCCGGAAGCGAAGCGAAGGACCAGAAGCCGATCAACATCCGCCCGACGCGGCTCCTTGTCCCGGTCGAGGTCGAGACCGACGCGCAGATCCTCCTCGGCTCGTCGCAGATCCAGCTCGACGGCTCGTCGGCAAAGACGAAGCTCCCGGTCGACAACCCGCACCGAGGCAAGTACGGCCTCTCCGTCGCGCCGCATCTGTCGGACACCTTCTACACCGGCAACAGCGCGAAGGCGTGGTACCTCTTCGCCGACCCGAAGCTCGTGGCGGCGTTCGAGATCGTCTTCCTGAACGGGAAGCAGCAGCCGACCATCGAGCGCACGCCGACTCCGGCGAACACGCTCGGGGTCTCGTGGGCCGCGTACATCGACTTCGGCGTGCGGGAGCAAGATCCCCGCGGCGCGATCAAGGTCAAGGGCGAAGCGTAAGCCGTCGCCACTCCGCAACTCCTCACTTCTCCGGAGGCAGCTTTCCCATGCACCCGACAGTCGTCATCAAGCAGACCCCGGTCGGACTCGATGTCCAGATCGACTATCCGGCGCTCCCCGACGGCGGCGAGCGTCCACCGGTCGTCCAGTCGATCGGCCCGCTCGTCCTCTCGAAGTCGGCGCGTTCGAGCGTCCTCAGCGTCGACGCGGAGATCCCGCCCGAGATCCCCGGCGAGATCGCGGTCGAGTCGATGCAGCTCATGGTCGGCCATCCCTGCGACCGGAACCTCGACGGCACGGTTGACGCGGCGGACCTCGGCATGCTGCTGGCGGACTCGGACGTCGACGGCGCGGCCATCGGCCGCCTGCTCGGCGCCTGGAACGAGCGCACCGTACCGACGCTCGTCGCCCGCTCACCATCTGTCCCCAGGATGGGCGGCACCGGCGGCGGCAAGTTCAAGCTCACGGTCACGGGCTCCGACCCGGTGATCGCCGACACCGACGGCTGGGTGTTCGTCACCCACCGGATCACGCTCCCACCGAACACGCCCGCGAAGGTGCGATGGCTCCTTCCGCTTGCGCCCGCCTCTTCCCCCTCGAATCCCGCGATCAAGGAGTCCTGACCCATGGCTCGTCTCGTTCATGAAGGCAACTCGATCGACTACACGCCCGGCAGCGACACCGCCGCAGGTGCGGTCGTCGTCCAAGGCGAACTCGTCGGCGTCACCGCCCGCGACATCAAGGCGAACAAGCTCGGAGCGCTCGCCGTCGCTGGCGTCTTCGAGTTCCCGAAGGCGACAGGCGGCAGCACGGCCATCGCGGCCGGGGCGCTCTGCTACTGGAACGCCGGGGCGTCACAGGCAACGACCACCTCCGCTGGCAACAAGCTCATCGGCAAGTGCGTGAAGGCGGCCGTCGACGCTGACGCGGTCGTCCGCATCCGTCTCTCGCAGTGAGAGTGACCTCTTCATGCCCGACCTCATCGCCAACGGAGCCGCATGGCTCGCCGACCAGCGGAAGGCGCATCTCTCGAAGGAGATCGCCTACGTCACAGTCGCGACCAGCGTCACCGTGCTCGCGACCATCGGGAAGACCGAGTTCGAGGTCGTCGGCGAGGGCGGCGTGATGGAACGCATCGAGTCGCGCGACTTCCTCGTCGCGACTGCTGACCTGATGCAAGCGCCTGAACGCGGCGACCAGATCCGCGAGACGGTCGGCCCGACCGTCTTCGTCTTCGAGGTGATGGCACCCGTCCAGAGTGCTCCCCCGTGGCGATGGGCCGACGCCCAGCGCACCGCCTACCGCATCCACACCCGACTCGTCTCCAAGGAGAACGCATGACCGAAAGCACCTTCATGCTCCACCTGATCAGCTGGTTCCAGCTCATGGCCCTTGTCTGCGGCCTCGTCGCCGTGTTCGCCTATCTCGGCGAGCGGAACGGCCAGATCGACCAGAACGCACGCGCCATCGGCAAGCTGACCTCCGCCGTCGACGACCTCGTCAAGTCCCAGGCGACGATGAACGCGTCCATCACGAGCGAACAGCGTGCCATCGAAGGTGTGATCCGCCGTCTCGACGACGTCGTGCGTCGGCTCGAGGAGAGAGAGGACGCATCGGGGCGCCCAACGCGTCGACGACACGACGACGGTCCGGCGGTCGCATGCGAAGCGGAGGACCGCTGACCATGCCCGCCCGCATCGTCCTCGTCGCCGAGGCAGTGGCTGCCGCGATCAACGCGGCCGCGCTGCCGATTCCCGTCCAGGCGCAGATGAAGTGGATGCCGCTCACGGCCCGCGAGGACATGAGCGTCATCGCGTGCTGGTCGATCCCCGCGAGTGAGACGCCGTCGGCGCTCGGTCGCCAGCGCGGCCAGTACGACTGCGAGATCCTCGTCGCGCTCCAGAAGGCCGCCGAGGACGAACCCGAGATCAGCGCGCTCGCCGAGAACCTTGAGGCGATCGCGACGGCGCTCTTCCAGAAGTCGCTGCCGCTCGTCGTCGAGACCGTGCCGCAGGGCGAGGCCGCGTTCATCTCGATGCGGATCGATCCGATCGTCGACACCGAGCACTGGAACCGGCTCAAGCAGTACACAGGCGTCATCCGTCTCGTCTACCGCGTCTTCGTCGCGACGGGAGGTGGCTGATGGCCGCAGCCCCGATCGCCTTCGAGGTCACCGTCGGCGCGAGCTACGTCCGGCTGTCCGCGACGCGCCTGATTGCCGACGTGACTCTCGTCAACAACACGGCCGCTCGCACGATCTACGTCTCGACCGACAACGGCACGACGCGCGCGTCGCTTCCGACCAACGTGCCCGTGCGCCTCGGCCGCGTCGACCTCAACGCAGTCTGGGTGGCGGCGAACTCCTCCGGCACGCTACTCGCCGTCGTCGGCACCTCCTGACTTCGCACGGACTCGAAAGGACCCCGAAAGGACTCCCTCATGGCCATCCGACTCGGACTCAACGCCAAGCTCTACCGCAACACCGGCACGTATGCCTCGCCGACGTGGAACGAGATCGGCAACGTCAAGGACGTGACGCTGAACCTCGAGTCCGCCGAGGCGGACGTCACCGTGCGCGCCAACAACGGCTGGCGGGCGACGGTGCCGACCCTGAAGGACGCATCCATCGAGTTCGAGATGGTGTGGGACACCGCCGACGAGGACTTCCAGTCGATCCGCGATGCGTACCTCAACGTGACGACGCTCGATGTGCTGGCGCTCGACGGTCCCGTCAGCGGCGCGGGCTCGACCGGCAATCAGGGACTTCGCGCCGTCTGCAACGTCACCGGCTTCTCGCGCTCCGAGCCGCTCGAGGAGGCGCTCAGCGTAAGCATCACCGTGAAGCCCGCGTACTCGGTCAATCCGCCGACGTGGTTCGTCGTTCCCTAACGCCTCTCAGGAGCCGACCGATGCGCACCTTCAAGGACAACGCGGGCCGCACCTGGACGATCTCGCTCACGGTCGCCGCCGTGAAGCGCGTCCGCGACCTCGCGAAGCTCGATCTGCTCGACCTCGCCAACGGGCGAGTCTTCGAACGCCTCGTGGCCGACCCGGTCACCCTCTGCGACGCGCTCTACGCCGCGTGCAAGCCGCAGGCCGACGCCGAGGGCATCACCGACGAGCAGTTCGGAGAAGCGATGGCGGGCGACGCGATCGAGCACGCCTCGAAGGCGCTCGTCGAGGAGCTCATCCAGTTTTTCCCGAACGCCCGCGAGCGGGCGGCGCTCTCGCGGGTCGTGCAGACGATGGATGCCGCGATGGACCGGGCACGATCGACCGTCGAACGACGGATCGAGAGCGGCGAGATCGAGCGCGCGATCGAGCTGGCGACTGCGGACACGACTCAGGCCACGACGGCTGGATCGTCGTCCATCGGCTCGCCGGAGTTGCCGGTGTCGATCCGAGCGGCCTGACTCTGCGAGAGCTTGACGCGATGGCCGACGGAGCCATGCGCGAGCGATGGTCGCACACGTCCTCGCTGATGGCGCTCCTCGCGAATCTCCAGCGAGACCCGAAGAAGGGCAAGCGCTTCTCGCCGGAGGACTTCGACCCGTTTGCGCGACGACGGAAGAACAGCCAGCCGCCGATCCCGGCGGACATCACGGTCCTGCGGGACGTCTTCTGCGGGCCGACACGAACGACATGAACCACGGGCCGAGGAGGGCCACATGCGACGACGACAGACGACACGTTCGACACACCGGGCACGACTGGCGCTGGCGATCGCCTGCATCGCGACGCTCTCCGTTGCAAATGGCTGCGAGGCCATCCGCGACGGCGTGGCGAAGGTGGTGGGCGCTCCGACGCGCGCGGAGGTCAAGGCCACCGCCGAGCAGCTCGCCAAGGCGGACGAGGAAATCGACAAGCTCGGCGAGCAGCGGCTTGCGGCAGAACGCGCGCAGGCGAAGCTGACTGCGTCGGACGACCGGATCGCGCAGCGCCGTGAGGTGCTCCAGCGCTTGCAGGCCGAGCTCGCGTCGAAGCTCGCGACGTCGCCGCCGGAGGCGCGGCAGATCCTCCTCGCTTCGATCCGCGAAGTCGACGCGCAGCTCGAGGGACTCACGAACGAATCCGCCGGTGTCGCGCGGCTGCTCGCCGAGTATGAGGAGCAGCTCGCGAAGATCGAGGTCGCGTCTGCAAGAGCGAAGCGCGATCTCGCGCAGCACGAGGCGATGCTCGAGGCGTTCGACGAGGCGACGGCCACCGCGGTGAAGCGGACGACCGCAGCGGTGAAGGGAATCGGCGAGCAGGTCGGCAACCTTGGCGTTCCCGGCGCGGGCATGATCGCGAGCCAAGTCTCCGACGTGCTCGGCACCAGCCTCGCGGCCATTCTCGGCGGCGGAGGCGTCGGCACATTGGTCGCGGTCCGCGCGCGGCGAAAGACCCGCGCGATCGAGGACGAGCGCGACGAGGCGGTGGAGCAGCGCGACGGCGCGCGTCGCGTCATCGCCGTGACCGAGCGCTTCGGCATCGAGAACATCGCGAGCGACGCGAACGTCCGCAAGCAGGCCAAGGCCGTGCTCGCCGGTGACGACGTGGCTCGGCGGGAGTTCGCTCTTGCCAAGGCGGAGGCCTGAGGCATGCTCACGATGTCCGTCAGCAGGGCGAAGAACCTCTTCTTCGATCGCGCGTTCGTCATCGAGCGAATCGACGCCGCGAGCAGGAAGGCGCTGTCGCGCGGCGGCGCGCTCGTCATGCGTTCGGCGCGGAAGTCGATCAAGGACGGCATCGTCCTCGCGCGAGGCCGGGTGAAGGAAGGCGAGCAACGGAAGGTGGTCGAGCGGCGGACGTCACAGCCGGGCGCTCCACCGTTCTCGCAGACCGGGCTTCTCCGCGACAACATCCTCTTCGCGTTCGACCCGGCGAGCCGGAGTGTCGTCGTCGGTCCCGCCCGGCTCGGGCGCAGCTCTGGCGCGCCTGAGACGCTGGAGTTCGGCGGGACGACCGTGGTGGAACGACGGCGGGATGGCCGACGTGAGAAGGCGACCGTGCGCATCGCTGCGCGCCCTTACATGGCACCCGCCCTCGCCCGTGAGGCGTCGAAGCTCCCGGAGCAGCTCCGCAACTCCGTCGTGAGGAGGAGTTAGGCCGTGGCCAAGGGCTCCGCATCCGGCATCAAGGCGGGACGAGCGTATGTCGAACTCGGCGTCGACGACCGCTTCACGAAGGCGCTTCGCGCCGCGCAGGCTCGGTTGCAGGCGTTCGGCAACGCCGTCCGGAACATCGGGCTCGGACTGACTGCGGCGGCCGCCGCCGCGAGCGCCCCGTTCATCGCCTCGGTGCGAATCTTCAGCAGCCTCGGCGACGCAATCGACAAGGCCGCCGCACGGACGGGACTCTCTGCCGAGGCGATCTCCGAACTCGGCTTCGCCGCCGAGCAGTCCGGAGCGGACGTCGAGTCGCTCGAGAAGGGCTTCCGGCTCATGCAGCGGACCCTCGTCGACGCCTCCGACGGTTCGATCGAGGCCAAGGAGGCGTTCGACGGGCTCGGCCTCTCCGTCGAGGCGTTGCGGGCACTCTCGCCCGAAGACCAGTTCGCCGTCATCGCCGACCGCATCGCCTCGATCGCCGAGCCAGCCGCGCGGACGGCCGCCGCCATGCGTGTCTTCGGCCGTTCCGGCGCCCAGCTCATTCCGCTCCTCGCCGAAGGATCGGCAGGCATCGCGGCGCTCCGCAAGCAGGCCCGCGACTTCGGCATCTCCGTCTCGGGCACTGACGCGAAGGCCGCGGCGCTCCTGAACGACACCTTGAACATCCTGAGCCGCGCGGCGAAGGGAGCGTCGCTCCAGATCGGTGCGGCCCTCGCCCCTGCGGTCACGGCGCTCGCCGAGCGGATGGCTCGGATCGTGGCGGCAACCACGACGTGGATTCGGGCCAACCGCGACGCCGTCGTCTGGATCGCGAAGACGATCGTGATCGTCGGCGCGACGGGCATCGCGCTGGTTGGACTCGGGCTCACGATCTCGCTTCTCGGCACCGCCCTCGGCGGGATCGCGACCGCGTTCGCGCTGGCGGTCAAGGCGGTGCTCGCGATCAAGATCGCCTTCCTCGCACTCGTAAGCCCCATCGGGATCGTGGCTCTGGCTCTCGCCGGAGGGATCGCCGCCATCCTCTACTACACCGGTGCGGGCGGCGCGGCCCTCCAGTGGCTGCGAGAACGCTTCGGCGAGCTGCAGGAGCGAGCGACGGCCGTGCTCGGAGCGATCGGCGACGCGCTCGCCGCTGGTGACCTCACGCTGGCCGCACGTGTCGCATGGCTGGCCATCAAGGCCGAATGGGTCCGGGGCACGAACTTCCTGCAGGACCGCTGGGCCGAGTTCAAGGCGTGGTTCCTGAACGCCTGGCTTGAGACCGTCGGCGGCGTCGAGATCTTCGCCGCCGAGATCTGGCACTCCTTCGAGGTGGCCGCCGCCGAGGCGTTCGCGTTCGTGTCCCGCGCCTGGAGCACGACGACGAGCTTCTTCCGCTCCGCATGGGAGTCGGTCACCGGCTTCATCGCCGACGGCATTCTCGAGGTGATGGGACTCTTCGACGAGTCGCTCGACGTCGACGCGGCGAAGGCGGCGCGGAAGGAGACCGACGATTCGACCCTTGCCGGAATCGAGAGGACTCGCGCCGAAGAGGAGGCGCGGATCGCTGCGCGCCTCGAGTCACGCCGCAACGCCGCCGAGAATCGACTTGCCGGACGGCGAGGAGCCGTCGGCGAAGGGCTCATCACCGACCAGAAGCGGGTGACCGACGCGCGGGACAAGGCACTCGCCGAGAGCGCGGCAGAGCTCGCCGCGGCGCAGGAGGAACTCCGCAAGGCGATGGAGGAGGCACGACGCGCCAGAGCCGCCCAGTCCGATGATGCTGGTTCGCCCGGCAGCGCGCCGTCGTTCGCCGATGCGCTCGCGGGACTCGACGGTGCTCGCGCCAAGAGCGAGGTGCGAGGCACGTTCAGCGCCGCGGCGATCCAGAGCCTTCAGGCCGGAGCAGGCGGCGCGATCGATCGCATCGCACGCGCGACCGAGGACACCTCGAAGAACGTCAAGCGCCTCCTCGACAAGGCATCGAGCGACGGACTCGTGTTTCAAGACTGACCCCCCGCAAGCCCTCACCCGATGCCCGTCACCTTTCACGAACTCGCCAGCAGCCGCGTCCACGAGACCGGGTCGAACGGGACCCGCGAGCTCAAGTACGTGGCCATGGGCTCGAGCGACGACGTCGAGGTGCGCTCGCAGGCCGAGTCGCAGCTTCCGACCGCCTACGACGGTGTCGGCAACCGGCGCATCCGTGTCGAGCCCGTCGACTCGAACCACGGGCTGTGGGAAGTCACGGCGAGCTATCGCACAAACGAGTCGCAGCAAGAGTCCCCGCAGGCGGGTGACAGCTCGTACGCCTTCGACACGACCGGCGGCACGCAGCACATCACGCAGAGCAAGCAGACCGTGAGCGGCTACGGCGCTCCCGGCATCCCCGCGATTCCCGACTTCGACGAGGCGATCGGCGTCACCGAGGACGGCGTCGAGGGCGTCGACGTCACGATCCCGGTCTTCAGCTACACCGAGACGCACTTCATTCCCGCTGCCTCGGTGACGAGCGGATACGTCAACACGCTCTTCCAGCTCACCGGCAAGGTGAACGCGTCCGGCTTCAAGGGCTTCGCTGCTGGCGAGATGCTCTTCCTCGGTGCCTCGGGTGCGAAGCGCGCGAGCGAGGACTTCTGGGAGATCACGTACCGCTTCGCGTGCTCGGCGAACGCGACGGGTCTCAGCGTCGGCCCGATCACCGGCATCGCCAAGAAGGGCTGGGAGTACCTCTGGGCGCTCTACGAGGACGTCGAGGATGACGACGCGAAGCGGATCGTCAAGCGTCCCGTCGCGGCCTACGTCGAGCGTGTCTACGACACCGCCAACTTCGGAGGGCTCGGGATTTGACCACCCTCCGTCATGTCCGTGCCGGCGAGAAGCTCCGCATCGGCGCGGGCGCGTACAACGCCTTCGTCGACGCGGCGCGAGCGAATCGGCGCGTGCCGCACGACCTGTCGAAGGCGCGAGAGCCATCGCAGGCGGCCTCGCGACAGACCACGATCCTCGTGCGGAACGAGTCCGAGGAGGACGTGCCGCGCTTCGGATGCTTGGCGATCGGCGAGCCGATCATCCCGCCCGACGAGAACGCAGACGAGTTCGCCAACCGGCCGTCCCTGATCGGCGTCGCACCGATGGAACTCCGGCACTTCGGATCATGCGTGGTCGCCTGCGAGCCGATCGCGTCGGGCAAGATCGGGCGATGCGTCCTGCGTGGAATCACGCCCGCGCGTGTCCTCATGGCCGACGTGCGGCACACGCACGCCGACATCGCCGAGGGGCATCGACTCCTCAAGACCGGTTTCGTCGGCTCCGCTCGCATCCTCTGGCGACCCGACGAAGCGGGCGACGTCGTCTGCCTCGTCGAGATCGGCCCGCTGTCGCGTGACCGGATCACGGTCGTCATCGGCAAGCCCCACCCCTTCGCGGGCGTGCCGTTCGGCTGGCGCTACGAATGGGAGGAGGCCCGGCTCGACGACGACGCCGCGAGCATGACGTTCGGCCAGTGGGTGCCGTTGTCGCAGCTCGACACCTCGAGCGGCGCGGAGGCCGATGGACTCAAGTCGGGACCCGGCGAACCCGAGATGTGGGCGTACAACCGCCACGAGGGATTGCTCCTTCGCGTCTTTCCGCAGACCGACGAAGGCATCGACGGCTTCGCCAACATGGGCGCGTGCCTCGTGCCGGGTGCGCCCGAGCAGTGCCCGCCGCCACAGGCGGTCGTCCCGATGATCCGTCCGGTGCTGGAAGGCGCGACGGTCGAGCTCCGCGCCGAGCGCACGCTCTCGGGTGAGACCGCGTGGGTCTTCGAGGCGTTCAACCCGGTCGAGTGGACGCGCATGACGGTCCCGCCGCTTGGAGGGACGCCATGAGTGCGACTGCCGACATCGAGACGCGCCGCGTGCGCGAGCGAGAGAAGTACCTCGCGCTGACCAAGAGCCCGACGTACGGCGCGACGAACCACGGCCGCGATGCGTTTCCGCTCGTCCTCAAGCACGCGCCTCGTTTCGTCG